ATTTCTCCGTAAATCTTGATTTCCCCATCATTGTTGAAAACTGTATGAACAGTGATCTTCTTACCTACCTCAATATCCTTAGGGTAGTATTTCAACAGATCACGCTGTGGGCCTGCACCAGGACAGTACCAAACAGCAAAGTCTTGACCCTCCACACGAGTGCAGTTGTTAACACTCAAAGGTAGATTCTTAATGACGTGTCCTCCCACATTTGTGAGATTAACGTACTGAACCTTAGTTGGAACCATGTGGTTAGGAATCAAAAACATAGAGCCAGTAAGTGGAACAGCATTGCAAAAAACACCGTCCGACTGCCTTTCAAGAACCTTCAACGACTTCCCAACAAGTCTGTCGAGATTTTCAGTCGAAATAGTTCGGGCAGCTTCAGTGATACCGGCATCACCAAATTTGTAAGCATTCTCCTTCTGACGAGTGTCCCAATGTTCGGTTTCTAGCTGATAGGGCTTAGCATTAGGGACAAAAGAAATTGGAGCTGCGGCTTGTGCTGTGGGCAAAGTTTGAACCCATGTTTGGGCTGTCTTTTTAAGAACTGCCCAAACACCAGTAAAGACAACAATAGCATGCAACTTCATCTTAGCTTCATCAGAAAGGTCACGGTAGACCTGAGATGGAGAACGAAAGTTATACGCCTCAACGTACTCAGAGCGCATGGTGTACGCTCTGCCACATAAAACAGCAACATATGATGCAAAGACAAAAAACATAATCCAAGCACCGTTGCTTAAAAACAACAAATCACACAGTAATACAATACCAACAATAATTCCGAAAGCTTTAGATGTTGAGACAACATAGTCAATCAACTGCCAACGAAGCGCAAATAAAACATAAAAATTTCCTAGTCTAGTGGTTAAGACCGTGCGAATAAGTGAGTTGAACCAGGCCATAAAACGGACTTCAGCAAAAAGAAGGTAATCAATAACCTCCTGCTTAACGTCCATACTCTCATTAATAATGCCTCGGAAAGAAAACCGGGGCATACCAGAATGCGATTGTAATTTGCAATCCGTACAAAGAGTAGGTGGGAGTTGATGCTCACATAAAGGCATATCAGCAAGAGAACGCTGACCTTCAACGAAAGCTTTTTGCTTGGCAAAATGGTTCTGCGAATCCTCCTTCAAAAAACGAAGAAGAGTGACAATGTCCACGTCAACTAGAGGTTTACCCTCAAATTCGCGGGGGACGTAATAAATCTCACGTGTGCGTCCAGATTTCGTCCTATTCCCGTTGGAAATGGGAACATATCTGGGCTCCTCTACGGTAAAAAGAGCATAGTCAGGGAATTGATCATTTGCCATATGGCGAATCTTGTTGTTATCGAGCATATCAGTTCCTTCCTTCCTATATTCAGGACGGACTTTCTGGGTGATGGTGCACTCAAAACGACGAACAATGGATAATGGTTCGTTTGAAAGCTGATTTGCCAACAAATCCTTGACATTTGTAGTGCCGCACACTACAGAGGGTTCGATCATCACCTTTCCCTTCATTTCTGCGTTAGGGTTCAATGCAGCCATGGGTACTTGGTTCAAAAACATAATGATCGGAGTGGCAGGTGATCCATCGGTAAAGTCCAACGCTGTGTTGCCGATGTCGTCCATGATCACGCCATCATGGTAGGTGGAAAATTCCGACTGGAACTTGTCCTCTTGGTTGAGAGTAATAATAGCACGGGGGCTGTAATCTCGACCATTCACCTGGAGGATGTAGCGAGTAAGCGCATTAGAAATGGCAGACTTACCCACACCGGAATCGCCAAAAAGCAAAACTCCATAGGGTTTCTCACGAATGTTGTCCTTCTTCGATAATGTACGAGAAGTCTGCAAGTCTTTAAGGACATTGAGACGAGATGCATAGTATGCACGTTCGCTCTGCTTGCAGTTGGCAAGATACGAATTTGTAGTATCAATACACTCGGCGAGACGACGATCATAAGTTTCCTCACTGACCTCAGCCTTACGGCCTAAATCAATGCAAGTCTTTTGAGACTTAAGAAACGCAAACTCAATGTCATATTTATTCTTTAGTTCAGAAGCGAAAAAGTCGGTAAAATTCCCAGAGTTAAAAA